AGTTCATCGATCGAACAGATTATATCATAGTTCAATTAACTGACCCAAGCAGGCATTGGTTTTTAGATGATCCTACATTTTCTAATTTAACGACTTTATCATCGTTGAAAGACAGTGAACTAGAAAAATTAAACATTTCTGTAGAACAAAGACAGGCTGCCCGACATTATCTAACTCATTTATACAGAGAAAATACGGATGATATCTTGTATCATCAGACTTTCCATGCTATTTGTCATATCATAAATGTTGCTGGTTTTCTGAATGTTGGAATAATACCCGGATTTTCACCGTTGCCAGCAGTCAAGAGAACATTAGTCGATGTCTGTAACAATGAATTCGTCAGCGAGAGGGACAGGCATCAATGGTACTCTACTCATCCTGTTGATCTTAGAATCAATCATCTATCTCCAGAAAACCATTTGATATTAGCAGATAAATTAAAAGATTTTTTATTACATCCTGGTACCGAGTTAGATCTGTCGTCTGGTTTCAAAACTAATTTTTTAAGGTATAACGATCGATGATGTTCTCTAATTTACAGGAAGAGATAGAATTTTTTAGTCCTAATCCGGAACTTAAAGTAAAAATCGAAACTATCAAAGACGATACAAAAATTGTGATCATCGATGATTTTTGGAAACACCCTCATGAGATACGAAAGCTAGTTTTAAATACTCCCCGGACATACAATCCCAGGATCCTGCATGCACTACCGGGCAGCAGATTAGAAATGACTTTCTACTTCAGTCATTTAGGGGAAATATTTGAGAGGATAATCAGCCACGTGTGGCAAAAAGAATATGACAGCCTAGAAGATAAATCATTGATACAGGGCTGTTTAGATCACGCTAGTTTCTTGGTGAATGTTCAAAATTCAGATCTTCCACCTAGGGTGCCGCATATCGATAACATAGATCATGGAAGATGGGCCGCAGGCATCATGTTGAACACTCCAGAAGAATGTTCTGGCGGAACCGCGTTTTACACGTTTCAAGATCAGTTGTCTGTAAATATAAAAAATTTTTATCAAGATGTTAAGCATTATGATCATTATGTCTTGGAAGACGATGAAAATTTCAAAAAAGTGTATCTTGCAGAAATGAAATTCAATAGAATGGTCATCTACAATCAAAATATCCTTCATCAACCTTACATTCTTCCAAATACATTCTCTGACGAGAATCCGAGATTGATGCAGATGTTTTTTATATGAGACACGATATTTTTTCAATACCTGTTTTTATTGATACTGTAGATCTTTCGAAGATAAAGATCAGCGATGAGCCCACGGATAAAATGTGGCTCAGCGAAACGCCAACTACTATGGGCAAACAACATCAGATAGATCCAGAAACTTTCGAACATCTTATAGAAATTTTTAATCGGAACCTAGGATCTCTTATAGGTCAAAATCCTCGATTTGGACAGATCTGGCGCAACAAGTATGCCAAGACTGATTGGCAAGATATACACATACATCCCCATTGCCAGTGGAGCTTTGTGATATACGAAAACGTAGAGGAATCAAGAACTGTATTCATGAATCCAATCTATAAAGACATACAGAATCACTTCAGCGGAAATCTTCCCGATTTTCCTCTAGATTTTAGACCTAGACTAGGTCGGGGTGATATAATGATATTTCCTAGTTTCCTAGAACATTTTGTGAGACCGGGAAACGAAGGCAGCACAATCAGCGGCAATGTTTATATGGACTATCTATGATCGTTAACACTATAATCGTCGACGATTTTTTAGATAATCCAGATCTAGTCAGAGCTCAGGCACTGACTTTGGATTTCTATGAGACAGGAAGTTTTCCTGGCAAACGCAGCCATCGTGCCGACGAAGATTATGAAAAATATGTGCAAGATAAAATCGAAACGGTCATAGGTTGTAAGATCACAGAATGGTCTCTAGATAGTTTTCGATTCCAAATATGTTTAGAAGATTCCGATACATGGATTCATAGAGATTTGTCAGAATGGGCCGCTATACTTTATCTAACTCCGAATGCACCACTAACTTCGGGTACAGGAATTTATGATGATGATAAACAAGATGCTCAACTTGTTACAGGTATAGGAAATGTATATAATAGATTGGTGATCTATCGAGGGGATCAACCTCATAGAAGCATACTTCCCGGATTCGGTGATTCTGTAAAAACAGGTAGGCTCACTCAGGTCTTCTTTTTCAGAACGGAGCACTATTGTGGCTAGAAGTTTGTTTATTGGCGATAGTCATACTATGGGTTATGCCGATCCCGATCCCACCCGCGATTTTTTGATCTGGCAAGAAAACAACTATGCGGAAATCTATGCCAAAAAAAATAATAAACAAGCAGTGATAATGTCATCTAGCGGATGCGGTAATCGAGAATATCCTGTATTTTTAGCTCACGCCTTTAAAACATACACAGACATTGACGAAGTTTTTATTCAATCGACCTATTGGGGCAGATTTCCGCTGGCTATTAGTCCGACATTGGATGAAAAAGAAATCTTACCAATAGATTTCTTTTTAGAAAAAGATTCATCGGATGAATTGATCGATAGATGGAGCATAGGATTGGTACAACAAAATCAGTACCTACATGCTTACACGAAACCTGTTCCTAGCGATTATGAGAATTTTCCATACGAGGCATCTACATCCCCAACTAAACAACCTAGTATCAGACACACTTCCTACGTCTACATAAAAATGTATCATTATTTACAGACGCATTTAGAACAGCAAGATTATTTTAAAGATGTTCTGACATGTGATAGTCTATGCAGATCGAATAACGTTAAAATGTATCTTTGGAATATCAATGAACGTTGTTTTATTCCCAAGGAAACAAAAAATTACTTTCAACCGTTGGTATCTACAGTAATCGCACAAAGTGATGCAAGGTCTTTTATAAACAAATTGGGCATAGATATTGAAAAAGAAAAAATCGACAAAGAACATTATAATTATTTTGCTCATGAAAAAATTGCAGAATACTATATACCTTATATAAAGGAAAAATCATGGACGGAGATATGAACGGTATTGAAGAATATGAAAATGTTTACAGCAAAGAATACTGCGATCGAATAATTGAGGTTTTCGAAACCTGTCACAGTAGAAATATTACCTATTTTCAAAATGATATCACTAAAAATTCAGATGACAGGATCATGTATGATTGGTCAGTTCATAACCAAATGCATCATCAAGATCCTATTTTAGTTAATCATTTTTATGAACAATTGAATCGTTGTTATAAAGAACACTATCTGCCAAAATACAATTCTTTAAAAACTCTGCATCAGCACACACCTAAAGGTATGGGTATACAAAGAACATCACCGCATCAAGGATATCACGCTTGGCACACCGAAGTTGGCAATGCTGCCACTAGTTGTAGAGTCATTGCATATACATTGTATCTGAATGATATAGAAAAAGGGGGAGAAACAGAATTTCTTTATCAAGGAGTTAAAATTTCGCCTAAACAAGGAAAATTATCTTTTTTCCCTACGGGATATACTCACCCTCATAGGGGTAATCCTATTTACGAAGGTTACAAATATATAGTCACCGGCTGGTTTACATTTGATCATTAATATGCTAGAAAAATATAAAACCTATTCTAGTGCATCTTTACCAAACAAATGTGTTGTTGGTCTCGACAGAGATGGCGTTATAAACAAAAATGTAGAAAATTATGTCAAGCATCCTAGAGAATTTTATCCGATTTTAGGAAGCCTAGAGGCCATGGCAGAATTAAGAAAAAAAGGATATCACATAGTCGTGATAACAAATCAGGGAGGTATAGAAAAAGGTCTAATGACCGAATCAGATGTTGATCTAGTGCATCAGCATATGCTGAATCTTCTAGGACAAGCGGGCTGTCCTAGTATTGACGGAATCTATTACTCATCTAGCAGCAATAAAAAAGACCCTTACGCTAAACCAAATGTGGGGATGTTCAAAGAATTTGAAAAACAACATAAACATGTGAAATTTTCTCAAGGATTCTATGTTGGTGATAAAATCAGCGATCTTAAGGCAGCGGTGAAAATTAGAGCTCGTCCAGTTTTGGTACGCACCGGGCATGGATTAGAAACTGAAAAAGAGTTAAATAAATTCGCTTATAGAGAGATCAAAGCAAAAACTTATGTTTTTAACACCTTGGCAGAATTTGTTTCTTGCCTAGACTGATAAATAAAATATGTGCATTTTTTAGGAGATAGATATGCCTTTTGCATTAAAAAGACCTTCTTCGTCAAACCCTAGCATCAAAGAGTGGAGAAATCATGCTCCGAACGGCGGCACCTATATGGAAGTTATAAAATACAAAACTCGTGAAAGAGCACAACAAGCTGCTGCAGAGTGGGGCGGCAACGCTGAAGTTGTGGAAGTTAATTGGACCGCGGGCCAAGACAACAACAATTATCCCGACTACTAAACGGAATAAAACAGTAAAATCATGCCTTAGGCATGATTTTTTTTGGATAAGCAACCTAAACGCTATATAAACATATGATAGTGGATAAGGTAATCAAACATTTAAAAGAAAATACAGAACATGTGGTCCATTTGGATACAAATCTATTTTCTCACTTATACGGCACATATCTGATTTTAAAAGATCAAATGCAAAAACCAGATTATCTCTGTCTGGCTGGACTAATGCATTCTGTTTACGAAACCGAATACTTTAATTTCAATACACCGTATACTAGAAAGTACGTAAAGACCTTGATAGGAGATCGTTCAGAAAAATTAGTATATGAATTTTGTTCTGCAAAGCCAAGAATCAATTGTTTGATCTCAAATAATAGAAATTGGACCAATAGCGTCTATGCTGATTTGTTAGATATAGAAATAGCAAATATGCGAGAACAAGGATATTACAATGCTGAAATGAGAATTATAGAATCGATACGGAAGCAATTAACATGAACTATCAATATTTTGAAAATCTAATACCCCTAGGATATAGTAAAACCATTCTTAAAAAATTTGAAGAAAATATGCCCTGGTACTACACAGACAGTGCATCAGGAGTAAATGAAAATTATGACATACATAATCCAAACATTAAAGATAGTATTCAATTTGTACATCCTATTGCAGACGATAACATAGCACGTAGCGAACTATTTCCGTTGATATTACCTATAGTTTGGTTTTTAGAAAAAGCAAGTGGGTTACAGTTGATAAATGTTTTAAGGATGAAAGCCAACTGTCTAACCAGAGACGGTGAACATTCATATTATAACCCTCCTCACATAGATGTAGCAGAATCCGGATACCACAGCTTGATATATTATGTGAATGACAGTGATGGCGATACAGTTTTGTTTAATGAATTCTACGATCACGGACATAATAATTTAACTGAAATGGCTAGAATTACACCTAGGCAAGGATCGGCGTTACTTATACCTAGCCACTTATTTCATTCCAGCTCCTGCCCAATTAATATAAAAAAGAGAATGGTAGTTAATACTATTTTAGAATTAAAATAATGTTAATAATAGAAAAAAGTATACATCCGTTAACTGAATTTACTCCCACATGGTATCTTCCGTTTTGGGTTACAGTTTATCCTAACGAACGGGGAATTGACGTCATGCGAGAATGGATATTAGATAATGAAAATAAATTAATCGACAAATATTCTTCAAACAGCAAAAATGATGGCGGTACTGGGTTAGGCAAACAAAGTTTAACAGCGCAATACAATAGTTTTAATCTTTTTTCAGAAACAAACAAAGTCAAAGAATTCCAAGAATTTTTTTCCTTCCTGAAAGAAGAATATAATAATTTCATGAAAGAATCTCGAACACTCAAAAGACAATGTGTAATGTATGCATGGGCCAACGTGATAAGAATTGGACAGTCTATACAAAAACACAATCACGGAGCCCATCATTACGCTTATGTTAGCGGCAATATACAATTTGATAATTATAAGACCAAAACTAGATATTTTAATCCTGTAAATGAAATGTATTATGATTTTGTTAATGTAAAGGGAGGAGTTACCTTTTTCCCCAGCTATCTCGATCACTGCACCACAGAACATATTGAAAATAAATCAAGAGTGTCTGTTGCGTTTGATTTGTTTGATATCAATCATATCGAATCCGCTTATGAATCTAATGGAGTAGATTTTTAAAATGTTTCAAGATCAAATACAAGTATTTGATGATGCGATTCCTGAATTTTTACAGGATTATCTATTTGTCAATGTCTTTGGCAAAATCGACGATATAAAGATTTATCCTACTATAGATTTTAAAGTCAAGTATGAACTGACCGCTGAAGAAAACGGAGTGGTTCCTATAAGTTTTACTCACATCTTGAAATCTAGTAATGTGTTATCTCCTAATCTAGCTAATTTTTCGTTGATACCGTTAAAAGTGTGTGAAAAATTAAATATCTACCTAAAGGATATAATAGTAGGGAGAGTTTTTTTAACTATGCCATACAACAGCAAATTAGAACATGCTCGTCCGCACACTGATAGAGCTATACCTCATTGGGTAGTTTTATATTATGTCAATGATGCCGATGGCGACACAGTGTTTTTTGATCGGTTGGGTAAGGAATTTAAAAGGGTTACTCCGAAAAAAGGTCGAGTTGTATTTTTCAATGGAAATATTATGCACGGTGGTGGTATACCAAAAACAACTCCTCGTTGTGTAGTCAATTTTAATATATTGATATAAAATTATGTCAGAAACTTCAAAGAAAATGAGATGTTCACACATCCTACTAAGTTGGAAAGATGCAAAAGAATCTACCCATACAAGAGAATTAGTCTATGCTATATACGATGCCAAGATGATAATCACCGAATTACAAAAAGGTGGTTATTCGTGGAACACCGCGGTAAATGAACACACTGCCTGTAAAACTACATGGAAAAATGGAGGGGATCTTGGTTGGTTCGAAGAACACTCTATTCATTTTTCTATATGGAATGCTTGTTTAGTGACGCCTATCGGAGAGCTTTGTCCGGAACCGATAGATACTCCGTTCGGAGTGCATATTATATTTAGGACTGGGTAGAGTTGCAATTATTCTAGATCACCAAACATGGATTGCCCGTTGGAGTAAGAAACCATATAGAAATTTTTCTCCAATCCTAGTTATAACTAACTTTGATAAATATTGATATGTCAAAAACATCAATATCTGATTCGATTAGAATAATCCCCAGAGAAGCTGAATTTCTTAATAGAAAAGTTGGATCTAGGGGAGAAATTTTTTACGATAGAGATTTAAATACTCTTCGACTTTATAACGGACAATCTCAAGGTGGCATTTCGCTGGCAAAAAGCGATCTAGCTAACGTTTCTAACTCGGATTTTCTTGCCAAAGCTAATTCAGCAGGGTTTAGTGGCGGAGTGCAGCCCGGTGTAGGAGGTAGAATAGCCTATTATCCTTCAAATGGTTCGCAGGTCAACGATCTTGCTGAAGTTTATTGGCATACACATGACAACGTTGGTATGTTGCATATTAATGGAGTGCTAGATGTTTCGGGTCAAAAAAATAAGATCCGTTTTCACTGGGATACACTAGCAGATCTCAACGACGAAGTATCGCCTGTAGATTATCACGGTATGGTAGCACATGTGCATGACACTGGCAAACTGTATTATGCTCATGCAGGAGCTTGGGTGCCAGTGGCTAGCGAATCTAGTTTGCCAAACTCATTCAGCACTGTGGTTGTAGCAGGACAGAGCGATGTAGTGGCTGATTCTACGGCCGACACACTTACACTAGCCGCCGGTTCAAATATTACTATTACCACCAATGCTGGTACAGATACCATAACTATTAATTCAACTACCAGCACAGGTAGTATCACATTTGTAGGAACCACTATAGATTCTGCAGACAGTTCTACCATCACCTTCACGCCTACGGTAGCATTTGATTCGGATGTTGTGGTAGGGAATGCTATCGTGTTTCCAGACGGCACCTATCAGCAGACTAGTGCTGTAGGAGTCCCTGGACCACAAGGACCACAAGGACCACAGGGTGCGTCGGGAGCAGGTACAGGAGACGTTCTCAGCTCAGGCGGCGGGTATGTGGATAACGCTATCATACGCTATGATGGCACCACAGGTACGATTATTCAAAACAGTTCTGCAACCATATCAGATGCTGGGTTACTTACAGCTACCAACTTCAGCGGCGGAGGCGCAGCACTTACTTCCTTAAATGCTACACAATTAACATCGGGCACAGTGCCCGATGCTAGATTTCCAGCTATACTACCAGCTGCTAGTGGTGTCAATCTCACTGCGTTAAACGCAACACAATTAACATCAGGTACTGTTCCTGTGTTAAGATTGGGCTC